GAACTATTGCTGAAGAAGCACAATATAGATGTGGCTGGGTATATCGTACCAAGGAAGAAGCGGAAGCTGCCTTGCCTAAAGTGGCTTCTGAATTAGGGGTGGAGTATAAAATTTAAAAGCGAAAACTGCAACATGTTGCAAAAATCTCTTGTAGCTGTTGCAAAAAAACGCAACAACTCCCTTGAAAAAGTTGCAGAGTGACACAAAAAGTCCCTTGAAAAAGTTTAGGAGGCAGAGAAAATGGAAGAAACGACGGTAACAGTAATGAATCGCTACACATGCTATCCTGTATCCGAATATATGTGCAACGAATGTGGCGATATATTTGTTGACTCAAATGACAATTATCAATATTGCCCTCACTGTGGCAGAAAAATTGTGGACGAAAAGGAGTGAAAAGAATGCTGATTAAGATTGGTAAAACGAAGTGGCTTAACGCAAATGATATAAGTTTTCTAAACATAGACTATAACGACAGGAAGCAAGTGTATGTAGTTAGAATCTGGGTAAATGACCGCTACTATGACTATTATGACTACTACAGAACATACGAAAAAGCCGTAAAAGCTTTGGACGAACTGGTAGAAAAAATCAACAATGCTGAAAGAACTGGCAGAAAAATCGTAGACGAGGAGTGATACAAAATGAGCAGGTTAGATAGCAAACCAGTAGATGAATTGCAGTTGAAACGCATCCAAGATTTAAATGTGGCTGCCAAATATCTTGAATACAGAATCAACGAGCTGTGTCCTAAAGGCAGAGAACGAAAGATTGCATTACAAAAGCTTGAAGAAGTTATGATGTGGGCAAATAAAGCAATCGCGTTTGAGGGTGCAGACGAATGATTGACGATGATGAATATTATCCTTGCGATAATTGCGACAATCTCTGCGATGAATGGGAACGGCAATACTGCTGTGAACTGTGCCGCTATTACGGCGGTGGGGACGAAATGGAATGTGCCCATTGTGACCCCATGAATATTTAAGGAGGTAAAAAATGATTAAATATTACGATATAGAAGCTTTAAGTAACAGAGTTAGATATGCAATTCGCGGAACGTATTTGTTCGGCGAAGACCAAATAGTCGTAGAATACGTTATGTATATAAATGGCAGTATTTTTGGTAATGAAATTCTGCAATCTTTTACCAATGATGTGCCGGATTTTATAGACGACGCTTACATTTGTGTCAAAGGAGATTTAGAAATTGACATAGATGAGGAGTTCGGCAATGTTGAAGAAATTCGCGTCTTTAACAGCAATGGTAAAATAGTGTTCTGCTGCTATGATGCGGAGGTTTTACAGCAATACCTTGTAGGTGTTGAAATTGTCGGAGTTGAAAATCGGGGGTGAGGAAATGACAAATGAAAAATTAAACGTCCTGCTGTTCGCTTTCCGCTATGCCGTGCATAGAATCCCGACGCAGAGTCTGGCGGCTATCCAAAGTGAATTGGTGGAGAATCTCCATGAAATGCCGGATTGGATGTTGGAACAAATGGAACGCGACATTGACTGGAATTTTCAGTTAATGGAGATGCGCAGAGGCAATTAAACAGGAAAGGGAAGCGAGACAATGAAGTATCTTGTAACCTGGAAGAGTATCGCTTTTCCCGATATGGACTTGCAAACCTGCGTTGAGGCTGAGAACGCCGATGCAGCGCAGGTTAAGGCAGAAGCAGAAGTGTCGGAAGATTTTAAGGATGTCTATTATGTTGACTATGTGAAGGAGGCACAAAAATATGAATAAAGGGTTAAGCGAATTTATGTATAGCCAGCTTGACGAATTGGAGGAACTGTTCAAGAAAAAGCATGAACAGTATTCCTCCGGCGCAGATGAGCTTGCTAATTTTCGCTGCGGCGCGCTTCTGAACGGACGTAGCGACGATGCAGAGGGAATGTTTGAGGAGCTGAAAGCGTATATGGCAAAGCATATCGCCTTTGTTTATACTCACGATATTCACGGCGATAAAATCGCTGAAAGTTTGAAGGACATTGCCGTATACAGTCTGATTGGCTTATATATGGCGGAGCTGGCAAAGGAAGAGGACGAAGAAACATATAGTCTGGGGCCTTGCCTTGATAGTGCTTTAATCGCAGCTGCAAACAAAAGCATTAAAGCTTTTCGCAATTTACAAAATGAGCTTAATTCTGGCAATTCAGTACAGAAAAGCAATGAGGATGCAGAAAAATGAAATTAACATTTACGATTCCAGGCGAACCGACGGCGCAGGGACGGCCTCGCTTGTCTACTCATGGCGGATTTGTAAAAGCATACGACCCGGAGAAAAGCCGCAACTATAAAGCCTACGTCAAACTGTTAGCCAGTGAAGCGATGCAAAATATAGGGCTGACGCTTACGGAATTGCCCCTGGGCGTTGAGATAATAGCTGACGTGGGTATTCCTGCCAGCAAGTCAAAAAAATTCAAGGAGCAGGCTTTAAACGGCTTGCAACTGCCAATCAAAAAGCCGGATGTTGATAACGTCGCAAAGATTATTCTTGATTCTATATCTGGTATTGTCTATAAGGATGATAAGCAGATTGTTAAGCTTACAGTTTATAAAAAATATAGTGATATTCCGAAGGTTGAGGTAAAAATTTATAATGTTGAATAATTGTTTGATACTTGGCTGGGTAAAATTTGAACCGGATGCAAAAGTTATGAAGAACGGCAAAGAGGTATGCACCCTGGAAATACAGTGTGCTCGCCAATATCGAGATAAAGATAATAAGCGCGTTTACGATTACATTTCTTGCCGCTGCTTTGTGCCTGGACTGATTAAATATATCAGCAATTTTGTTACAAAAGGCTCGCAAGTTATTGTGGGCGGCCGCTTCCAGACTGATTTATATGTGGACAGAAACGGCAAAAACTCTAAGGCAAGCTACTTGCTGATGGAGCATTTGGAATGTGTCAGAATTGCGGAAAATACAGCGCCGTATCCTCCGAAAGAGGAACGGAAAGACCCGCTTGATGATGTGGACTGGTAAAGAAAATGGACTACGCAGAAGCCGCAGATTATGCAGAAAGCTTACTCTTTGCAAAAAACGCGATTGGTAAAGCGGTTGTTTCCGCCAGGATGCAGCAGAGGGCGGAACGCTTGGAATTTGATATGAGGACCGGCGGCGATTCTACGGCACGGCTCGCGATTCAAGCGGTAACGCCGCTTGCCGCGGTCCGTTGTATTTATCTTGGGCAGGCGTTTTTGGTTTACCAGCCGGAAAAATGGCTGGATGTTATGGAACGTTCGCTTCTTCTGTTTCGGCAGCGGTTTGGTGACAAGTCTTATAAGGCGATTCAACATCGGTACGTATACCATTGGACGGTCCGCAAAATTTCCGTAATTGATGAGATTAGCCCGCAGGTGTATGCGCTTCGCCGCCGCTCGTTCATTGACGGCTTGCTCATGCTGGCGATTCAAGAAGGATTGATTCGGATTGATATAAACGCGAACAGTTTCCAAAAGGCCAGGGCAGAACAGAAGCAAGAAAAGTAAAGGCAGGCGCGCGGCGCTGCCGCTTCCAAACATTAAGAAAACGCTTGCTATAAAGCCCGGTGCTGCCGGGCTTTTTTGCTTTTCGCTTCCCTAAAGTATGTGCCACGCGCGCAGAAAAGGGCCGCCACGTGTTCCAATCATGGCAGCCCTAGGATTATACCTGTAAAACATTTCGACTTCAAAAATATATAGCCTGCTCGCATTTATAGGATACAGAAAAGCCCCGGGGCGTTTGCCCTGGGGCTTGTTTTTGAATAGTTTAAGTTGCTGATTCAGCGGTCTAAACAAAAATTGCTTACGCTTGTTCCGTATACTTCCGCCTTATATATGCGGCCGGGGTTGCCGGTGAAGAACCAGCAAACAAAGAACACTTTCGGTCCGTAAATTGCAACGCTGCAATTATTCGCAAGGTCAATAATAAGATTATGACTATTACGACACACGCCGTCAAGCTGATAAAATTTCTTTCGCTTCACTTTAAAGCCTCCTTGATTTCTGCGGTCCATTCGTTCCGGCTTTTAAAGCCGCCTGCTTCCGCAACCATAGCGGCAATGATACGGCATGAAAAATCATGTTCCGCTTTATGCATTGCCGGTTGCTGGCGAAATTCTTCAATTTTCAGCAATAAATTTAACGCTTCTTCACGTTTCATTGCTTCAACCTCCTTGTTTTAATAAGCGTTTACCTTCCAATCGTTCCAATCGTCAAAGGTGACAACTGACAGCATTTTACGCAAAATGCAAATATTATCTTGGTACGCCGCCTGTTGCTTTTTCAGCATCTGCCAGGCGGCGGCTGCCGCTTCTGCGTCGCTGATGATTTCGGCCGGGCTTTTACCGCTGGCCTGCTTTTCCAGGCGCTTCAGCTCGTCGCGCATGTAGTCACCGTTTAAAATGCGGTTATTCCAATCACCGCCGGGGCGGTCCCACGGGCCAACCGTAAAGCTCGTATGAACGTGCTCGCGCTTGTCAATGTCATAACTGATTGTTGTTATATCGTAGGTGACAGAGTAGCCGGCGGCGCGGACGGCGTCGCGGATAGGCTGCAGCCGTGCGCTTTTCTCGCGCGTTTCCGCCTTGAAAATATCGGTATATGCGATATAGCAGCGACAAACGGCCTGCGCTTCTGCGTTTACCGCTTCTGCCGCGAAAAATTCGGCGGCGAAATGGTTGGCCAGGTCGGCCACGGTCTGCGCCGGTGTAATACGTGCCACGTGTTCGCGGCATAAACGCCAGCATAACGCGCGGCGCGGTTCTACCGCTGCCAGGCTCGTTTCTATAGCTTTCGCTAATAATTCGGCTTTATTCATTGTTTATGTCCTCCCTTTTAAATTTTCAAGGTTCATTTTTTGGCCTGCCTCATCAGTACCGGGGCGGCCAGTCCCCGATATACGCCGCCGCGCTGGCGGCGTTTCGGCTTATTGTAACAAGGGCGTTTCCGGGCGGTACTTTAAAAACTCGCTGCCGTGCAGGTCGCGGATTTGGTCCATGCTCAACGTGCGGCGGACCTTCTTCACCCATTCCCCGGCGTGCCAATACCATAATTTTTTCTTGCTGGCCCATCTGCAGCCCGCTTCCTTCAAAACGTCCTTGGCGGCTTTCGTTTCGCCGCCAATCCATAACCAATTACCGCATATCTCGATTTCAAGGCCTTTCAAGCCCATGAGCACGGCCAGAATTTCGGCGAATTCCGCTTGTTCGGCCAGGATTTCGGCGGCTGTTTTATAAGTGCCGTCGGCTTTCTTGTTGCGCTGCCACTCCTGGCGGCTTTCGCTTTCGGCAAGTTCGGCGGCGCGCTTGTCGTGCGCTGCACTCATTGCCTTAAATTCGGCGTCCGTGCCTCCCTTGTCGGGGTGGCAGCTCATGCAGGCTTTTTTAAACGCCTTTTTCAGTTCCTCGATTGTTTCGCAAGCGGCAAAAATCTTTTTCCAGTCCATTTTCTTTTCCTCCTTTTTAGGTTCCGGGTTGTATTTGGCTTTCAATTCGGCGAATTTCTCGCGGCTGACTTTGGCAACTAATTTTACAAAACGACGGCTGCTGTCCCATGTATCATAGATAACGCCGTTAACAACGGCTACGGCGTGCTTTGCTACAAAAACAACGTAGCTGGCGCCGGTGTCGCAATGCTTTGTAAAGCTGTTGACTGTTTCGCGGCTGGCGGCTTTAACTTCAATTCCCAGGTCAGCCAGGGCGGCGGTGATGTTCTTCACGGTGTTCCATGCAGCGCCGCTTTCAAATACCTTTGTTTCCAGCAGCTTTTTAGCCTGCTGGTAGGTTAACGGGGTAGCGGTACAGATTGCGCGAATGGAACAATCACCGATGTTCTTGTTTTCGGGGTTAGCGTTATACTTTTCAAAAGTCATTTTCTTATTCTCTCCTTTCGGCTGTTGGCTAGGGCTTCGGACCTTCTGCCTGGCAGCTTTACGGCCCCCAACGGGGCCGCCGTCAGCTTTAATATTTTTGTACGGTCAACCCGCCAAATTCGTTTTGATAGATGGTGTAAAAGTGGCCTTTGATTTCAACGTAGGCCCTTTCAAGATGCCAGGGGAAGTCCGGGTTTTCGACGCTTTCCAGAATTTCGATGTCCTTCAAGCACGGCTGGAAGCCGTATTCACGGTAAAGCGCCAACTGAATCATTTTAGCGTCTTGTGTTTGTTCTTTTTGTGTAGTCATTTTTAGTTCCTCCTAAATATAGCCATGTTGACTAGTTGTTTGTTTTTATGTCTATGATTATAGCGTATGCGGCTATACTTGTCAATAGCTAAAACGGATATTTTTATATTTTTTTTGACTTGTTTTTTAGGCGCGGCGGCTATATAATGTAGATAAACAAGATTGGAGGGTAAAACATGAGCAAACAAGCAAGCCAAGCTATAAAGTATGCGCTGGATAGCGCGCGGGTTAAGCGGTCGGCTCTGGCGGCTGCGCTAGGCGTGGCCAACGCACAAAGCATTAATGATAAGTTGAGCCGCGGCCGCTGGTCAGCTGATGAGCTAGCGACGGCGGCGGAACTATGCGGATATAGCCTGGCCCTGGTTGACAAGGCCGGGCGCGTCGCTGTGTCTGTTCCGGCGTCAACGCCGCCAGCAGATAGCGACGGCAGCCCCGCAGAGGGTAAATAACAACATTATAAGAGGATAGCAACGGCCGCACGCTGGCAGATGTTCAGCGGCGGCCGTTCTTCTTTATTCAGCAATATTTATAATAGATTGACAGCGTTCACAAAAATATAATAATGTATCATTGACTTAATAGCATTTTTTAGGGTATATAATTCAAAACAAGATAATTAATATAATTTTATTGATGATTGACAGTTTTTATTTGTCAATCTTTTTTTATTGTTGGATTCTTGCAAATAAAGATTATTGATTGTATTTATATTATTGATGTTTACAAAATCTGTTGTGATTGATATTAATAATATATTATATAGGGTTGCAACAAAAGTGTGATGTGATGTTTAAGATTAAAAGTTTATTAGCTAACACAAATACACCGACAAGAGGCAGGCCGCCGGCAATAGCGACAACGCCGCAGACGTTAGAGGACTGTGCGGCGCTGCTAAAGCAGCAAGGCGCGGCTGTTGCCGTCCTGGCTGTGCAGGACCTGCAGGCCTATTGGCTCAAGATAATGTCAGACAACAAGGCCAGCAACAAGGATAAGCTAGCCGCGTCAAAGCTGTATGCTGACAGTATAGGCGCGTTTGACAAGCAGACGCACGCTAGCAAGGGTCCGGCTGTGTATCATTGGGGCGCGGCAGATGATGCAATAGTTGTAAACGATTGTTCAGAAGATGCTACCAAAACATAAACATAGATAGTACTTTTAACATAATCCTTATTATCGGACGTAAAATATTATCCTGCTGCTGCTGATTAGCTGGCTCCTCCAGATGTTGGCGGCAGGCGTTTACCTGGCATATGCTGCGGCCGTTCCTGCGTGGCTCATGCGGCAGGCCTACCACGTTTTTATTTTTGTTTGGCGTGGGTTCTGATTGGTTGTTTGGCGGCGCTGGCGTTGGTGATTTCCCTGGGTTTTCGCAAAAATTGATTTTGGTTCTTGCCTTTCCCACTGACATTGAGTGGGGGTGGGGCCCAAAAATTTCGCAGCCGCCGGGGGAGGTAACTACCAAAAATTACCAAAACGATTTTTTCAAGGGGGTAAACATGGAAAACGTAATACAGATACCGTATACTCCACGACCTGCATGGGCGAAGGTGCTGCATAAGGAATTAAGCAGACACCGCTTTGCAGTAATCGTAGCACACCGCCGCTTTGGTAAGACCATCGGAATGGTGAATCACCTTATAAGGGATGCTTTGCAGAGTGACTTAATCAGCCCGCAGTATGCTTTGGTAGGTCCGTTCAGTGCACAGATGGAAATTATTGCATGGGGACCATTGAAGTATTACACAAGCGTCATAGAGGGCATCAAGGTGAATGAAACTAAAAAGTATGTTGAATTCCCCAGTAAAGTACCTGGAGCGCAGGGAGCGAGAATATATATCGTTGGTGCGAATAACCCCGACGCATTACGTGGTACATATTGGGACGGCGTAATACTTGACGAGTATTCGGATATGAAGCCGGAGATGTGGACGCAGATAATCCGACCTGCGATAGAGAACGGCGACAGAAAAGGCTATTGCTATTTCATCGGTACACCCAAGGGGCAGAACAACTTCTATGAGATGTACAAGAAGGCCAAGACGAATAAGCGTTACTTTGCGTATTTGTCGAACGTGTACGATAGCGGCATCTTAGACGCAAAGAGCATAGAAGAACTGAAAGAGGATATGCCGGAGGTAGAATTCAGACAAGAGTATTTGTGTGACTTTAGCGTATCGGCAATCAACGAGCTTTTCAGCCTGGAGGAACTAGATAAGGCTTTCAGTAGAGAGCTGACAGAAAAGGATGTTCCCTATGATATGCCGCTGGTGCAAGGCGCTGATATAGCGCGCTTTGGCGATGACAGAACGTGCATATGGCGGCGTAAGGGTTTAATGGCATATGCTAAGCCGAGAATCTATAAGAAGCTGAACACGATGCAGACGGCAGATTATATTGCTTTGGCAATGGATGAAAATAAGGCAGATATGACCTTTATAGACGTTGGCAACATGGGTGCTGGCGTAGTCGACAGATTACGGCAGATGGGGTACACGGCTTTGAGAGAGATACCATTTCAAGGTGCGGCGATAGAGAATAAGCGCTATGAGAATATCAGAGCAGAGATGTACTTCAAACTGAAAGACTGGATAGAAGATGGCGGAGCTTTGCCGGATGAACCTGGACTAAGAGAGGAGCTTGCTGTCATTCACTACAAGTACTCTAAGAATGGGCGTTTAATACTAACGCCTAAAGAGGAGATAAAAGAAAAGCTAGGACGTTCACCGGACCTTGCAGACGGCCTAGCACTAACATTTGCAAGGAAGGTTCCATTAAGGCAATTAGGGTTTGACGATAGAAAGCCTAAAGTGCTGATGTGCAACACAGAATATTCAATTATGGGGGCGATTTAAAAATGGGTGGTATTGCAAAATTATTCGGCGGTGGTAATATGCCGACTATTGAAAAGGTGGACCCGGCACCGACTACCGTTGCGACAAGCAGCGAAGTTGCGGCCGGCAGCGACAGTAACAAGAAGAAACGCAGAGGCTTTTCATCTACGCAGACAAGCACTATTGCTAGTGGCGGCGAGGGCGGCCGTAATACTTTAGGCTAAGAGGTAACAGCTTATGAACTTTCAAACGATAGCGGCGAGCAAGCCACAGGGAACACTTCCTAGTGACGGGGTGCCGCTGAAAAAGAACTTGCCAGACCGCCAACGTTTGGTGCGTAAGCTTAAAAGCATGTACGAGGATAGGCGAGATTGGGTAGACAGATGGAAAGAGATAAGAGATTATCAGCTCCCATTTGTCGGAGAGTTTGACGATACGGCAGACAAGACCAATCCCGCACGCAGACGTGACTTAAAGATTGTGCACGGGGTAGCTTGGAGAGCGGCACAGGTATTCGCTGCTGGCGTTATGAGCGGACTTACACCGCCGAGCCGCCAGTGGTTCAGATTTGCATATAGACGGCCGGAACTGAATACGAATGTTGAGGCTATGAAGGTGCTTGACACAAGACAAGAGATTGTATCAAGCGTGCTTGCAAAGAGCAACTTCTATAACAGCATCCATACTGTATATCTGGAATTGCCTTTTGGACAGTGCCCGATGGCTATATTCTACGACGCAGAAAACGGCGTGAGGTTTCAGACAATGACAATCGGTACTTATGCACTTGAAGCAGATGGCTTCGGCAAGGTAACTACTTTTGCAAGAAAGTACGATATGACTTTGCAGCAGCTAGCAGACTGCTTCGGCGTAGACGCTTTGCCCGACAATCTGAAAGGACTGTTAGACAATCAGACCAATCTTACTAAGAAGTATAAAGTCTGCTGGATGGTAGAGCCTAACAGTGATAAGCTGCCTGGCTACATGGACAGACTGAATATGCCGTATAGAAGCGTGTACTGGTTGGAAAAGTCAGAGAGTGACGAATACTTGTATGTTGGCGGCTTTGAAGAAGAAGCAGTACCGGTAGCGCGTTATCTTGTCAGCGGCAATGAGGCATACGCAAGAGGTCCTGCGTGGTTTGCAGAAGGCGACAGTAAAATGCTGCAACTGCTGAAAAAAGATTATCTCACAGCAATAGAGTTAAAGATAAAGCCGCCGATGCAAGGCAGTCCAAGCCTTATGAATAACGGCGGTATTAACTTGATGCCTGGCGGTCTAACAGCCGTAGATGACCAGACGCAAGATATGGTTAAGCCTTTGTTCGCGGTTGACCTTGACTTGAAGGACGCGCAGGAAGAAATTATTCGCGTTGAGGATGCTATAAAGAGAGCATACAGTGCTGATTTGTTCTTGATGTTAGATAACCTTGATAATAGCCGCATGACTGCTAGAGAGGTTATGGAGAGAACGCAGGAAAAACTGCAACAGCTAGGCCCGGTGGTTGAGCGATTGCAGGATGAATTCTTAACACTGATTCTTCAACGTGTATATAACATCATCGACAGAAGCGGCGGATTTCCTCCGGTGCCGGAAGAACTGCAAGACCTTTTGAGTGAAGAAGATGTAGAAGTGGACTATATTTCACCGTTGGCGCAGGCGCAGAAGATGAGCGGGCTTGTGAATATCGAACAGGCGATAGCACAGACCGGACAGATGGCGCAAGTATGGCCAGAAGTTACGAAGAAGATTAACCCGTTGGGTGCTATTACAAAATACTTTGAAATGCTTGGCGTGCCTGCGATGGCATTGCGCAGTGATGAAGAAGTACAAGAAATTCTCAAACAAGAGCAGCAGGAAATGCAACGGCAGCAGGAAATGCAGGAAGGCTTGGCAATGGCACAGGCTGCGGCTCCTGCGGCAGAGGCGGCCAAAAATCTTACTGCGGCGGCGAATGATTCCAATCCGGCTATTACAAGCTGGCTAGGCGTGCCGGGAGGTTGGGAATAATGAGCGAGCAGTTTAAATATAAATCCAATACCGGCGAGGATAGAAAGCAAGCACTGCTGACAGAGTACATGGTAAGAGAGCAGGCAAGAAGGGATAAAGAGGCCCTACTTGACCTGCTGGGGAGTGAAAGCGGACGCTGGTTCTTGATGCGTATGCTTGATGTGACCAAAGTAAACTCTATGTGCTTTACCGGCAACAGCAAGACTTTCTATAACGAAGGCCGCCGCGACGTAGGCTTAGGCATTATCAAAAGCATTTTAGCACTTGGGCTGCAAGGCATAGAGCTTAAACAGCAGGCTGAAATGGAGTATGCAGAATTCCAACTAAAGCTACAAGAGCTGGCAGTGGAATATGTAGATAACAACAAGGAGGAATAACTAATGGGCGAGAACGGCGAAAACACAGTTGTGAACGGCGAAGGCGCACAGCAGCAACCCGATACCACAGTGCAACAGCAGCAAACAGACCCGACTACTAATGCAACTAATAATACAAGTGCTTCCGGCACTATTGCAGGGAACGGAAGTAATGGGCAAGGCACACAACAGCAGCCCGGCACAGTGAATTATGACTTTGCAGGAGTAGAAATGCCGGAAGGCTATGAGCTTAGTGCTGATGAGCAAGGACGCTTTGTAGATGTCATTAAAGGCATGAACCTTAGCAATGACCAGGCAAGAGCACTTGCAAAGTACGGCACAGAGTATGCAAGCCGTGTAGTGCAAGGCGTAGAACAGCTCCGTGCGCAAGAAATTGCTAAATGGGGTGACGAAGCTAAAACGGCACTGGGCGCAGACTTGGGCAAAGTACAGGGCCTTTGCGATACTGCCTGCCGTAAATTGGAGGCAATGTATCCGGGCTTGAACGTGCGTGAAGCGTTAGAAATTACTGGCGCAGGCAATCAAATTGCTATCGTGAGAGCATTTGCGAAACTTGGCGAACTGCTTGGCGAGGACCCCGGCTTGGCTGCACAAAACGGCGCACAAGGCTTAAACGCTGCGCAAGGCATTGCAGCAAACATGTACCCGAAAACCGACTGGAGCAGGTACAAATAATTTATTAACTTTTAATTGAAAAACAGGAAGGATGATGAAACTATGGCTACTATTGGTTACTCCCAAACTATGAGTGACTTACGAAAGTATTTAACTCCGCAAGGCGCTATTGACCGCGTTATGGAAGTGCTTAACGAATCCAATCCTATTATGGAAGATATTCGGTGGATGGAAGGCGATTTGCCGATTGGTACTAAAACTACTATTCGTGCCAGCCTGCCTTCTCCGTCTATCCGTCGTATTAACCGCGGTACTTCTCCGACTAAAGGCACTGTAAAGCAGCGCATTGATGTATGTATGCACTTGGAGGACCGTTCCTGCGTGGACGTTGAATTGCTTTCCGGCAAACCGAATCCGCAGGCTTTCCGTATGGCAGAGGACGATGCACATGTAGAAGGCATGGGCCAATACGTCGCACGTCAATTTTTGTACGGCAACTTAGATGAAGACCCGGACACTTTCAATGGTATTGCGGTACGCTACAATACTTTGACCGACGGCGGCAAAGGCACTCCGGGCCATCAGGTGATTTCCGCTGGTACTCCTGGCACTAACACTAATGCTTCTATCTACTTCGTAGACTGGGGCGACCGCCGTGTAATGGGTGTATATCCTAAAGGCACCCAGGCAGGCTTGAAGACTGAGGACTTGGGCGAAAGTGATGTGTACGACGAGAACAACAAGCCGTTTCGTGCATTGCAGACCTTGTACTCTTGGAAGTGCGGCTTAGCAGTACAAAATGTTCGTTCTATTGTGCGCGTGTGCAACATTGATGTCCAAAAGCTTAACTCTTTGACTGACAGTGCGCAACGTGAGCTGATGAATAAATTCATCTTCGCAAAGAACCGTCTGCAAGACCCGAAAGCGCCGGTTGCGTATGTATCTGACGGCGTATACTCTTGGCTGGAGTGCTATCTGAACAACAAGAACAATGTTCATGTTACCCGCCAGGACTTTATGGACGCGCCGCCTAAACTGTACCTTGCAGGTATTCAGATTAAGAAACTTGACTGCCAAAGCGAAACCGAAGCGGCAGTACAATAACCGGAAGGAGTGAATAACAATGATTTTTGACCAGCAAAATATGTACATGGACAATTCCTTGACCAGCAATGTAATTGCGAACGTTGGCGGCGGTGATGCGGCCGACCCGTTGTTTCTTGTTATCACTGCGCCGACCGCCTTAGCTACTAGCGGTACTATCACTGCGGCGCTGGAAACTTCCGACAGCGAAAGCTTCGGCACTAAAACCGTTGTTGCAACTTATACTCTTGCCGCCAGCAAGAAGGGCATTTTGGTTGCGGCTAAATTGCCGTATGGCATGAAGACTTTTTCCAGACTAACTGTTACCGGCGCAAGCGGCGGCAAACTGACTGCTGGCTTGACTGAAACTGTTCCGAACTGGCCGGGCTGATTTAGTACTTTAAGGGGAGGGCGATAAGCTCTTCCCTTTTTTAATAATCAAGGAGGAATAGTTAAAATGCTTAACATTACCGATGTATGTAATATGGCACTGGCTCATATCGCCAAAGGCCGTATAAGCAATATAGATGAGCAGTCGGAACAGGGAAGACAATGCAAGTTGTTTTACGATAGCACACGTAAAGAGCTATTGAGAAGCTACACTTGGGGATTTGCAAAGCGCGTGAGCAAGCTGGCAGAACTTAGCATTGAATCTCCGTACTGGTCCCACGTTTACGCCTACCCCGAAAAGTGCCTTGCTGTGCGCAAGATATTTGACGCTGACACCGGCGCAATGATAAGGGCAGGCGAACAGCAGCAGGAAGAGTGGGACTTATATATGGCAAGTGACAACGTGCTTGGTATAGGCTGCAATATCCCTGCTGCGTGGCTTGAATATACCTATGATGTTGACGACGTGGAAATGTTTTCAAGTGATTTTTTGAGCGCGTTTACTCATATGCTGGCGTTTAATATCTGCGTACAACTGACCGGCAACAGCGGCTTGCAGCAGACACAGTATCAGCTTGCAATGGCGGCATTACAGAAAGCGAAGTATACCACGGCAAGCGAAAAGAAAGAATTGCCGGACTACCCGAGTAAATACTTTGACGGGAGGGCGTAATTATGGCTAGTGGGTTAACACCTTATTATTTATTGCAGCCTGCATTTACCGGCGGCGAAATCAGCGCCGAAGTTGCCAACCGCGTCGATTTAGATAAGTACCAGTTTGCGGTACTGCAAGCCTATAACTGCCTTATCAAGCCGCACGGCCCTATTTATCGCAGACCGGGCATGAAGTATATGGCACGAACGAAATATAACGATAAAGCGTGCATCTTGGTACCGTTCAACGGCGCAGACAGCACCGACTATCTTTTGGAGATTGGCGAGAAATATATAAGAGTGCATAAGAATGGACTTTATATAAACATAGAAGTTATGACACCGTACACGGCAGATATGCTGCAAGATTTGAGATTTGTTCAAAGCGCAGATACTATGTTTATCGCCAGCGGCAAATATCCCGTAAAACAGCTTGCAAGATATTCAGACACTGACTGGCGGTTTGCTGATTTTGAAATTACGGATATGTATTTTGATGAGCCAAACTCACTTGAAAGTTATAGCGGCATAAGCTATACGTCACCCGGCACTTACCAATTTCAACCGACTGTTACCGGTGAATATCAGATTGATATATCTGGCGGTGGTGGTGGCGGCGGGGGTGCCGCCAAATACAGAGTGAAAAGCGGCGAACATTCAAGTCGTCTTATATATATCACAGGCGGTAAGGGCGGCAACGGGGAACGTATTATTAAGACTTTGACTTTAAACAAGGAGACGAGCTACACAATATCTGTTGGTGGTGGCGGCGCAGCGGGGAGCAATGGAGGCAACTCTGCGCCTAGTGGAAGTAATGGTGCAAGTAGCGCTGCGTTTGGTATGATAGCAAAAGGCGGCGGTGGCGGCACTGGCGGCAGAAAAGGCGAACCGAATACTCCGGACGGAACGAGCTACGGCAATGGTGCTGCAGGTGGCGCAGGCGGTACAAGAAGGGGCGGTGTGAGTGGTAAAGCAGGCGCTAATGGCTGGGTAAAGATTTTATATACCGGCAATAAAGAATTGACACCTTCGGGAACGCAAGGCGATATTACCTTGACGAGCAACAAGAATATTTTCGCTAGCAGCAAGCCTGGCGCGTATATCAAACTTAAACAAGAGATTGCAAGCAAGACTGTATCTACCAGCAACGGCAATACTGAAAGAGTGCGCGTAGGCGAAAATTGGAAGGTTATCAGTCACGGAACCTGGAGCGGCAGTTTTGCTATAGAAAAAAGCGACGATGGAGAAAGCTGGAAGGAATACAGAAAATATACATCTAAAGATGATTATAACCCGTCCGAAAGCGGCAGCGTAACAGAGCCGGTGTTTTTAAGGGCGGTATGTACTATAACTAGCGGTACTTGCACTGTTGATTTAACAGCAATGGCCTACAATGCGGAAGGCGTTGTAAAGCTTACTGAAATTACTAGCGACAGTACAGCTAAAGCCCATGTTGAAAAAGAGCTTGGCTCAACAGATATGACAACTAATTTCTTATGGGGCGCATGGAGTGAAGAATTTGGCTATCCGCAAACACTTTGTTTTTTCCAGGACAGACTATGTTTTGGCGGCACGAAGAAGCAGCCTTACATGGTATGGATGAGCAGAACCGGCGACTACGGCAATTTCAGCGTAGAAAAAGCCAGCGGCACTGTTACTGACGATAGCGCAGTAGCACTTGCGTTTGTAAGTCGCAAGCAGTTTAAGATTCTGCACCTTATAGCAAGCACTGACTTGATTGTTCTGACTGCGGGTAACGAATGGACAGTAAGCGGCAGTGATACTGTAACACCATCTAAAGCCGTTCCGAAAATGCAGACTACACGTGGATGCAGCACTGTTGAACCGCTGATGATTGGCGGCAGAATCGTGTTTGTACAAGGCCGCGGAAGCACTGTAAGGGATATGGCGTATAGCTATGAAACAGACAGCTACGGCGGTAATGACTTAACATTGTTGGCAAAGCATATCATAGAGAATGTGCAGATTGTTGACAGTGCGTACAAGCAGGAACCCGACAGCACTATATACTTTGTGAGAAGTGACGGCACTATGGCTTGCTTATCCTACATCATGGAGCAGAAAGTATATGCCTGGTCGACGATAGAAACACAAGGCAAGATTGAAGCCGTGGCGGCGGTGCAGGAAGGCGATGAAGATATTATTTATCTTGTAGTGCAACGAGAGATAAACGGCGTGACAGTACGCAATATCGAGTATCTGGCAAAGAATCCTGCAAAGAGCAATAACCCCGATGATTATATTATGCTTGATAATGCTATTGAGTATAGCACTGCTGAAAAGAGCAGTGGGGCTACGGAAATCGACGTGGCAGAGCTGGCAGGCGAAAAAGTTGCTGTTATCGGCGACGGAAGAGTGTATAGCGGACTGACTGTAAGCCAAGACGGCACTGTGACGCTCCCAGCGGCCGTACAACACGCTTTTATTGGCTTGCCCTATAGAAGTATCGTGGAACTGCCAAACGTCGAAATTAAGACGGGTGACGGCACTATGCAAGGACGTAAAAAGCAGATTAGTAACTGCATCCTGCGTTTAAGTAATTCTCTTGGCGGCATGGTCGGGCCGGATATAAATACTATGGACTTGATGAACTTTGATGAGCAGGACGCAGTGAGCGATATTAAATTATTTACCGGTGACAAGCATATGACTTTGCCTATTGGCGGCTTTAATAACGAAGGCAGAGTGATTATCGTTACGGATGAGCCGTATCCTTTTAACTTGCTGGCGGTAGTGCGGGAGGTGTCTTTTGGTGGCTAAGAAGTGGAATGTTGAAATCCTTGATAATAAATCAAAAGAAAATGTCGTGCCGTTGATTGAAGAACTTATGCAAGATATACGGCCGCACGATAAGGAAGATTTGGAAGCAAGCAGTGACCCGGTATTTGTGCTTATCGGTAGTATCAAGCTTGACGAAGAAACAAGGGTGTACCGTGGTGAGGACGGCAAACTGCTTGCGATATTCGGCAAAGGTACTATGGAATGGGGCGCACCAGGGCGCGGAATTTGGATGGTAGGCACGAACGAACTTTACAATGGTTACACAAAGAGCCTGCTTTTCAAGGAAGCCAAAAGAGTATTAAATGAATGGGCGCGGCAGCATGGACTGCTGCACAATATTGTCTATGAGAAGAACCGCACAAGCATTAACTATTTAAGACACTTGGGAGCGATATTTCTGGCAGAACCTAAAATAGGTTGGGACGGCAAAAAGTTTTATCAGTTTTATATTCCATATAGAGGGGAGTGAACGTAATGGGTGCACTTAGTGTTTTAATGGGGCTGCAAACTGTTATGCAGTTAAGCGGCCAACATCAGCAGGCCAAACAGCAGGAGCAGGCATATAAAGCGCAGGCGCAGGCTGCGCAGCAGAACGCGGCTATTATGAGCCGCCAACGTGAGCAGCAGGCAGAAGCATATGCGCAGAAGCAGAGCCAACTTAACGATAGAATGAGGCTTGCAAGAGGACAGGCGCTGGCGGCGGCAGGCAGTAGCGGCCTAACTAGCGACGGCAGTGTTAGCGATATTCTTGCAAGCAGTGAGGATGCTTACAGAAAAGACAGCATGAATCTCTTGCAGAATCAGCGTAATGATGCGTGGAGCACTTACGTTAACGAAGTCAATTATCGCAACCAGGCAAACGCATATAATGCGGCGGCAAAGAACGCTAAAGCTAATGGCAAAATGCAGATGTTTAGTACGCTTGTAGGTGCGGCAGCAAATGCTTATTCTAAAGGCATGATTGGCGGCAATAAGACTACAGGTACTGCCGCCGGTGATGATTGGTATGATGCTAACAGTGATTTCAATCTTCCTGCTAGCAATATGAGCGGCTTTAATCTTTACAACCAGGCGAAGAAGAATAACCCGTTCATGGATAATGCAGGCTTTACTAAATGGAGCTGGTAAGGGAGGTACAGAATGAAGATTGCAGGTTATCAAGGCAGCGTCAATTTAGGTGCTGGCAGCGGCGCAACCGTCAAAGTGTCAAGTGACCTTAACGCTTATGGCAGCGGTGGCAAGGGACTTACCGCTATTGCCGGGGCTGTAAACAAATGGGAAGTAGCAGTAGAAGCGCAGCAGGAAGATGAAGACAAGCAGTCTATCCTTAATGCTATGGACATATTCAATAAGAGCCGCTATAACATCATGTACAATGACGAAAGCGGCCTCATGAATACAAAATTAGAAGGCACTGCCGGTGCAAGCAGCAGTTATACGGAGCAGATAAACAAGGCAAGGCAGGATGTGTTGAGCAACACTAAATTGCATAGCAAAAAGAACCAGCTTGCGCTAGACCATTTAATGTATCAGAGCGCACAGCAAGGCTTCCAGACCGTCGACCAATACGAGCAGAAGCAAAAAGAGGCAGTCACTGATTTGCGCTATGACAATAATATTCAGAACTCCTGCGAGTTTGTACAGAAGAACTGGAACAATCCGCAGGCGTTGCAAGATGAGATTATCCGTACACAGTTACTGACAAGTGCTATATACGGCAAGCGCGGGGCGGAGTTTATCGAATCTAAGAGCAGAGCCAACATTGGGCAGGTGGTAGCGAGTGCCGTCGGCGCAAGCATCACCAACGAAGATTATGGCACTATGCGTAACATCATGGATAAGTACGGTAGTTACCTTACTGCCAATCAGAGAGCCGCTTTTGAGAAAGTGGCATACGATAAAGAGAGCAGCGCTTTTGAAAGAAATACCGCTAAAGATTTGTATGCTAAATATGGCGACAATGAAGAAGCGGTACGCAAAGAACTTGAAGGCATGAAAGGATTTAGCGGCGGCGAAAGCGGTAATGATTTTGAGAATTTGCTAACTTCTTTCGGTATTCAAGAGAGCGGCGGCAATTATAACGCCAAGAATGGCCGTACAGGCGCAAGCGGCAAGTATCAGATTTTGCCTAGTAACTGGCCTAGCTGGAGCCAAGAAGCGGGCTTGCCAGCAGGCGCAGCAATGACACCGGAAAATCAAGAGATTGTAGCACGATTTAAGTTAAAACAATACTATGATAAATACGGTGCAGCAGGTGCGGCGGTAGCATGGTATAGTGGAGAAACTAATGCGCAACGCTGGGTAAGTGGTAAAACAACGGACGTATGGGGAAACACTTGGGATACGCCGCAGCATGGGAACGAGCCTAGCATTAAGGAATACGCTACCAGCGTTGTAAAGAGAATGGGTACGGTGCATAGCACTAGGCCTATGAGCCAGGAAGAGCAAGACCGCATTATAAAGCAATACCGCACTATCAAGGCAGACCATGACAGAATAGAGACCTACAAGAAAAACAAACTTTTTGAAGGAATAAAGAGTGATTTGTTTAGTATGTTTAATAACGGCACAAGCTATAGTGACGCTATGAGCTGGGCTGTCAAGCAGGCAGGCAGCGACGCCGACAAGTATGTAACTTATCGCAATGCTGTTAATGCTATATACGGGCCGCAAGGCAGAAGCGGCAGTGGCGGCAGCGGCGGACGTGAAGGCATTGCCAAACTTGGCAGTGACGGCAAAGAGGCGGTAATCTCTATGCTGGAAGCAGGCAAATTTAAATCTAAGGCAGAGTTTTTAGCTTTTGCAAGAAGCCACGGAGCATCTAATTCTGAAATGAACTCATTGGATAAGTCTTATGACAACTGGTTGAATGGTGCAGGTGAATATGCTTATGATTGGGACGGCCTTTGCAGAAACGCAATGGGCGGTAAGTCAGACCCAAAAATTAAATCCGGCGTAAAAATATACGGCAAGCAATTTGTGAGAATGTATCGTGCGCAGCACAACGGTATGAATCCCGACGAATCTGTTTTATTGGATGAGATGAAAAAATCTATTACAAGCAAAACATTCGGTACTTATGTAACAAAGCCGGGTTTCTTATGGGATAGCACAAAGACTTTTAGCGGCAGTGATGCGCTGCTGGCAAAAGCAGGTATCGCAAAAGCAGAGAAAATTGGTGACGATTGGTATCACGTTACATATTTCGATGGCAGTGACGGCAACGTCAATGGCGGCTATCTTGATGAGGTTATGAATGGAGATTATTAAATGAGCTGGGAAGATAACGAAAGAGAATTTCAAAGACTGCAACAGGAAAAACAGGATTGGTATAACGGCGGTTACGCAACCGGAGCAGACAGTAATTTAACACCTGCTGAAACTCTAGGTTATTATGACCTGCAAAAAATGAGCGACGATGAATATAATAAGTTTTCGCAGGCAGTAAAGAGCAATAGCTCACCGACGATTGATACTAGCAGCATCATCAACGACGATAAACCAGGCATAGGCACTGCCGTAATGAACGGCCTTAAAGGTTCGGTGCGTGGCTTATTCGGTGCTGCTAAAGCGGCGATTGATTCTAATATTGAAGCTCACAAGGGTGACAAGAATGTTGTCAAAGAGTATGACCAATCAGAGAACATCAGCAAGGCTTTAGGCTATGTCACCGACGAGATTTTAAAGCGCGAAGAAGTCAAGGCTGATACGGCGGCTGGGCAACTTGGTTATGATTTGGCTGAAAACGGTATTCAGCTTTTAGCGCAGCTTGCGCTGACTAAAGGCGTAGGCGCTGCCGGTGCAACTGCAAAAACTGTACACGCTATCAGTATGCTTTACAATGGTGCAAACATCAGCGGCGAACAATACCTGCGACTGCGTAAAGAGGGCGTAAACGCAAGCAGAGCAGCAGAGGCAGGCTTGATGAACGCAATCCCGCAGGCGGTACTTGAAGAACTTCCGCTTGGCAGACTGCTTAAAAAGATGCCGGCCGGCAGCGGACTGAAAGCTAAGATATGGGAAGTTACTAAACGCGGCCTTGAAGAAGGCGTTACCGAAGCATTGCAGGAATTCCCGGAACAGGCGACGGACTTATGGGCAAAGAACCCAGGTGCAAGTACTGCAAAACTTGCGGAAATGTGGGGTGAGAACTGGCAGCAGAATTTGAAGGAAGCAGGCTATAGCGGCCTTATCGGCGGTATCCTTGGCGGTACAGTCAGTGGCGTAAGCGTTGCCGTTGACAGTGCCGTTGAGCACGTAGCCTTGAAAGCGAACGAAGAACGCAAGGCAAAGTTAGTAGCAGACGCTGAACGAATCAAAGAAACAGGCATTAACCCCGAATACGCAGGAGCAAGCATTGACGCTATTAATGCTAACGTAGAGGATAATACTGTTACTGTATCAGCGCAGGATTTAGAAGGCTACAAGCAGACTAGCAACAATAATAAACTTTTTGAGGAATTGGGAATTACCGAAGAAGAAGTTGCAACGGCTGCGGAGCTGGGGCAGGATATAGATATTAGCCGTGGCAAGTTTACGGCGGCTATGGCTAAGGACAATGCACTGTTTGAGGCTACAAAAGACAATATGTATTTTGACAGCAACGGCGAATTGTCGGACGGCGGCGCAAAGACACGTAAGGAATTGCGAGAAGGCTATAACTTAACCAGGCAAGCAAGTACGGAGCTTGACGCAGAACTTGACGCTATTGTTGACAGCGCTACTAAAGCCGGTATGAATAAATCTCATGCTGGCAATTTGCGCTTAGTGCTGGAGAGCCGCGCACTTATTGCAGACCCCGAAAATCCTGCTGCATGGCTGCAAAAGAATAAGCTGCGCTTTGAAGATGGCGGCAAAGCTAAACAAAAGAATGGCTGGTTTAGCAAGGGAGGAGTGCTTAAAAAAGAGCAATTCTATACTACTAATATTACCGGAAATGAGATGGGACACTATTCAGATTTGAAGAGCTTGCAGAAAAAGGCTTTTGCATGGTATAGGGACAACTTGCAAGGCACGAGCGTTCATAATGGTGTATTGGGTGATATTAGAATAGATAAAGGGTATCAAGAAAATAATATTAAATTTGGCGCAAGTGGCAGAAAGAAAATGGAACACACTTCCGCTAAAAAAGAAAAACTTTTTGCATTGCGCTATTTACGTGAAATTATGGAGAATGGTAATTTCGTTACAGAATCTGCGCCGCAAAAAGAAAAACATTCAGACGAGAATTTTTATTATATTCATTCTGCACTGAATGTTAATGGTGAAAAACGTTATGTAGTTGTTACAGTAAGAGAACATAATGATAAATCATTATCATATTATAATCATAATGTTTTTAACGAAAGTGAGTATAAAAAAATAGAGGACGCGTTCAAGCCCTCGGGTTCCGAGCAATTCAAGGCTCAGCCCAGTATCTCAAACAAAACGTCCTCTTTTGCTGATAGTGTATCACAAAAAGCAGATAATTACAAGCAACAAAAAATTGTCAATGGTACACTGAAAGATAAAGGCATGATTTCCCCAATGGATGATGGTACTTATGTTATCACGCTTTTTAAAGGTGCAGACGCAAGCACAGTTATCCATGAAACAGGACACTACTTTGCAGAAACTATGATTAACGAAGCACTTGCAGACCCCAGCAATGCAAGACTAAATGCTGATGCAAAAAAACTCATGGAGTATGCAGGCATTGATGCTGAAACATGGGCAAGCGGTGACGTTGAAGCAAAGAGAGCCGGGCATGAAAAACTGGCAGAAGCATTTGAAACCTACATCATGGAAGGCAAAGCGCCTAGTGTTGGCTTGCGCGGAGTGTTCCAGAGATTCGCTAATTGGTTATCAGCTATTTATAGCAAGATAGCAAGAAGCGACAATGCGGCAGAGCTGACACCGGAAGTGCGGCAAGTGTTTGACAGGATGCTGGCTTGCCGTGAAGAGATTGAAGTTATGTCGCGCATGGAAGGTATGTTTGGTGGCTTGCCGGAGAATATAACATCCAAGTTATCAGACCAAAATAAAAAAGCCTTGCAAGATAAAATCTTGAAGGCTAAAGACAAGGCCGTGGATATTCTGACAAGACGTGCAATGGCTGATTTCAGCGCAAAACGCAGAGCTGAAAAGGCTGCTTTCATCGAAGAAATACGGCCGCAGATTGAGCAGGCAGTAGCGCAAGAACTTGTCAATCGTGCAAGAGTGCAAGTCGGGCAGGAATTTGGGCAAGAATCAAAACTTGCTAATCCCGCGATTATTGCGAGAAAATACAGGCACGTTTTAGGAAACGTACTGCCAAACTATAATGATATGCTGAACGATACCAACGCCAGCATTGACGATATACTTAATCCGATAGTTGAGTATCTTCAAGCAGAAGTCGACGCATATGGCACACTTTCTAAAGAGCGTGTTGCAAACGCTGAAGATATGCTGATTGCTATGTTCAGCAAGTCAAGACAGAAAACTGTTACCAATCCTACATTCGTTGTTGATGAACACGGCATGGCTCACGCTAACTTCAAGCAGAAAATCAACGAATGGGAAACAATCGAAGCTAATCCGCGTAGGCTTGCAAGAAAATATATTTATGGCAATGAACGCATAAACTATAACGAATTATTAAAAGACACAAACAGAGCTATTGATGATATTTTAAATCCTATTGCTGACAGAATAGAAAGCGAGCTTGCGGAATATCAAGATACAGTCAAGAGTGAGCGTGCGTTTTTCATCAATGGTAAGTGGGGCTACTTTGCCGCAACCAATAGAACAGAAGGCAAGTATGCAAATGACTTTGCAGGCATACCGGACCAAAGCGCAGTCTTGGTTGATTTTGGTGAGATAGGCAAGGACGGAAAACGTCATTGGACTAAGCGAGCTTTAGAGCAAGCGGATATTGAAGGCCTTGTATTCCATGAAGCAGGTGACAGTATTCGTAATGTCAACTGGGTATCAAGATACGTTCATGACTACGGCGGCAGCGTAAGCGACTTGACCAGTAAAAAAGGACGCAGAAGAATTGCTGAAAAGATTGCAAGAGGCGAAGATATAGCGGATTACTACGATTTGCGTAGCACCGGTTTAGATTATGGCGACGCTGAAATTAAGGCAGACTTTAAGCATATTGTAGATGAGCTAGACAGACTGCAAGCCTTGAAACATAGACTTGAAACAGACCCCGAAGGTGTCGACCTGGTAAAAGAAAGTAAGCGTAACCAATTATCACAGGAGCAAAAAGAACTCTTTGACCAGATAGCAGAGGAAAACGGCTATGCCGGCGGCTATGAAATGGCAAGAGAGATTGTCGAAGGTTATACCGTCAATGAGAATGAGGGTAGCGACGTGCAGGATAACTGGGCGAGAAACTACATTCGCAACGGCGGTGACAGAGCAAAGCTCAAAAGCGAAGAAGGCTTGAAAGAGATTGCCGAAACGTTGGTAGATGGTGAACAACTTACGGAGCTTAACGAGCTTAAAGCCTTGAAGCATGAGCTTGAAATTAATCCGGACAAAGTCGACCTTGTGGAGATGAGCAAAAAGCGTGCCTTGTCTAACGAGCAGAGAGAACTGTTTGACTGGGTGGCTGACAGCTTAGGCTATGACAGCGGCGATGCTATGGCGCAGGATATTTTGACTTCGCCGAGTGAAAGAGCTATGGTGCGTCAAGAGATTGACAAGGCCGTGAACCGCAGATTCCCCGACTTCATGCAGGAGCGTGAGCAGGCAAGAGAAGCGGCAAGGGAAGCACTCTATAATGACGAGAGCGGCGAAGTGGTTGCACTTGAACAACAGCTTATTGATGAGGCACTCAACGAAATAAGCGACAAGGATATTAAGCAAAAAGAGCGTGAGAATATTGCTAAAGTGCGGAAGCAGAACGCAGACAATTTTGCTAAACGCTATATTCAGACTTTGCCAGCAGGCGAAGTTATGAAGCCGAGAAGATTTGCTATGGCAGAACGCAGAGCGGCGGCTAATGCAAACAAGGCTGCGAAAGCTGGCCTTTTGGAAGAAGCGGCTATGTATAAGCAACAGCAGATGATTAATCACGCTTTGTATCGTGAAGCAGTCAAGGCCAAACATCAGATTGAAAGCGCAAGAAAGTACGTCAGAAAGCAGATGCACAGCAAGAAAGAAGTGTGGGGAACAGAGCAGCACTTCTTCCAAATGTGCGCATTGCTGGAGCGTATGGGCTATCACCGCAAGGACTTTAACACCAACGGCAGAGAAGTGCAGCCGCTTAGCGATTACATTGCAGAGATGCAGGCAAAGTACGGTGACGAAATTATTTCTATGCCGGAGTTTGTTCTGAACCCGAATAATGATTTGACCAATGCGCCGCAGCTTAGCCTTGCGAACTATATGGACGTTATCGACGCACTGAAAAACATTCGTGCTATTGCAAAGCAAGATACGAAGATGAATAAGATTGCTGCCGATGAAGCATTTGAAAAGGTTAAGGCTGATACGATAGCGCACCTGCAAGAATTGCCGGTAGAGTACGAGGCGGAGATTGGCAGCGACAGTAAAAAGAGCCTGCGTAAGCGAATTATTGACTGGCCTAAAAATATCATAGCTACACTGCGTAACGCTGATAACTTCTTCTTGATGATGGATAATTGGACGGAAGGTTATTTTACTAGGGAGTTTTACAACAAAATCAACCATTGCGCAGATATGGAAAGCACGATGCTTGAAGGTTATCAGAACGAGCTTACAGATGCTTTGCAGAAATGGGAACCGGACAAGAAAACAGGCATTGCGCATGATACAAGAATTTACTACAAAGAGCTTGGCGGTAGCGCAGATAAGCATGCTTTGATTGCTATGCTGTGCAATCTGGGCAGCGACAGCAACGCCGCAAGGCTGTGTTCGCAAAAACCGGTAGGCGTAAAGAATTCTGATATATGGGTGGAAGAATCGGAGCTTATAGGCAGAGAAGAAGCGATGCTGCAAACCAAACAAAACCTTATAGAGTTTTTGTGCAAGCATCTGACTAAAGCAGATATTGCCTATGCGCAGGCACGTATCAATGCAGCAAGTAAATTCTGGCCTATGCTGGCAGAAGTCAACCGCAGAACAAAAGGCTTTGAGCCGCCGAAGATTGAAGCGTCGCCGTTGGTGATGAAGCTTGCCAGCGGTGAAAGCGTGGTATTTGACGGTGGCTACTTCCCATTGGAACGTGATATGCGAACCGGCAGTATGCCTGGTAAATTCGACAGAATCGACAGTACCGAAGAAGGTAGCAGACCACCGCAGCGGACTTTAGCTACTAACAGTGGTTCCAGCAAGTCGCGTACCGGCGGCAAGTATCCCGTCGACTTATCGCGCGGCAGCGAGGTTACGGCGGTGAAAAGCACTATTCATGATATTTGTTATCGTGAAACAATGCTTGATTTCAGAAAGATACTGAACGATGAGGATATTTACCGCAACATGGTTGAGCGTTTAGGCGATACCAACGTAAGACTTTTGAGAGAGTTTTTGCAGGCTTGCGCTAATCCGTACGGCAATAAAACAGCGTACATGGCAGAAAAGACATTTACAAAGATTGCCAACGCTTTACGTAATGCCACAATGAATATGGCTATTATGTTTAACTTTAAAGCGGCAATGCAGAACACTACTAACATATTTCTTTATGGTAATAGCACAGAAGGCTTTACTCATGCCGACGCTTTCAGAGCATTGTACCGTGGCTTTACAGGTGAAGGCAGGGCAGAAGTAGATGCGATTTGCGCAAAAAGCGCTTTTATGCGTGAGCGTTCGCAAGCGCCAGACATTACGTTAAGGGATATTCAGAAGCGTTCTGACCTTGACCCGATTGAGAAAAAGACGCTGAAATATGGCGCATTGCTTTTAGGCTACACTGACATGATGACTGCAAAGCCGGTATTTGCAGAAGCATACATGAAGAAAATCAACGAAGGCAAGACAGAGCAGGAAGCACTAGACTTTGCGAATACTGTTATTCGCCGCACGTTAGGCAGCAGCCGTATTCACGATGTATCAAGCCTGCAACGTAGCAGCGGCTTATTCAGAGTGTTTACGATGTTCCAGGGATTTTTCAATACGCAGTTTAACCAATGGGACAGAGAGGCACATATTGTAAAAAGGTTATGGAATAGCGGCGAGAAAAAAGAAATGGCTGAACGGCTGATTGCTTTTGTTGGTGCCAAATTTCTCAGCGTGTGCTTCCTGAACGTGGCTATAGCAGAGCTTTCCTTAACCGCTCCTTTTGAGAAAGACGAGGACGGTTATCGCAAATTGTCAAAAGAGCTTATCAACTACCCGTTGTCTATGGGCGGCCCCGTTGTGCAAGCGGCGAATGTTGGCGTGCAAACCTTGCTAGGTATGAGAAACTACGGCTACAGATTGACAGCGGTGCAAGGCTTGATGGACAAAGGCTTTACAGTTATAAGACGTGCAGGCAAAGTTGCCCGAGGCGAAGAAGGCCCGGGTGAACTAGCAGAGCAGGCGGCGTATGTTTTTGGCGCATGGCGCGGCGTTCCTGCTGGTATCGTCAATATCCTATTCAATAGCCTAGATATTGCTGAGGATAATATGGACTTTGAACTGCAAGACTTGATTAAGCGTCGCCCGCGTTCCGAACGTAAACACGAGCAGTAGCTTATGGTAAAGAAGTAGTAAAATAAAAAAATCTGGCAGTGTAAAAACTGCCAGATTTAAAATGAATATGCTGGTTTATTTTCTTTTGCGTGATATTGATTCGGCTATTTCTGAGCCTGCGCCAAAAACGAGCGTCGCGATTACAGAGAGAATGGCGAGCATTGCTTCAAGCGTGAGATATTGCAGCACAGTTGTGTACCACGTTTCAGCGAAGATGAACCCTGCTATAATGGCGATAGGCACGCAGACCACGAGTGGAAAGCCCATAAACAATGATAAAGAAAAAATGAATGTGGCTATGCCGTTATCGTGAAACAGAAACGCTGCTCCCGGCGCTACGCTCGTGATGATTGCAGCGAGTAAGTGAAAGCCAAACCAAATTAGTACAAGCATGATAAGCATAAAAAGTATAGGCATATAAAGCACTCCTTTCTTTGCATTATAGTATATCGCAATCGCTATAAAATGTACATAAGAATTTCACAAATGCTCATTGCTAAAGTTAGCAAAATTGTGTGCTAAAATTAAAGAAAGTAAATCATTTAATGTCTATCTAATTTTTAGATAGACATTTTCTTTTTATGAATAAACGAAAGGGGTTGCTATTATGCTTGCTCATGTCGATAACAGAATCACATATAACGGCAATGGAAATGCAACAGAGTTTGCGTATCAGTTTAAAATTTTAGACAGAACAGACATTAAAGTTATGCTGACAGACGCAGACGGCAAAGAAAAACTGCTGACTAAAGATTATTATGTTGACGTTGAAAAAAGCGTTGTACGTTATCCAGGTTATGCAGTCGGCGCAGAAGTGCCGGAGAGTGAACGGCCGCCGGTGTTGCCGACAGGTTGGAAACTGACGATTTATAGGGAAGTGCCGGTAACGCAGGAAACGGATTTGCCAGACCAATATCCTTTTAACCAGGTTGAGGCAATCGGTGACAAATTGACGATGATTGCGCAACAGCTTACCGATACTACCGGCAGAAGTTTGAAAATCGGTGTAAGCAAAAGTACTGATATTGATACTGTAATCCCGTGGGAGAACGGCAAGAGCTTTAGAATTAGTGACGATGGAAAAACTCTTGAATTGTCGGAAGACCCGGCAAAGGTTTTGCCATTGGCGCAAGGTGTTTACGCGCAGACTCAAGCACAAGCACAGAGTGCCGCTGCAAGCGCAACTGCGGCAGCAAAGAGTGAAGATAGTGCATTCGAATCAGCAGGCGTAGCAGGTAACAGCGCACAGTACGCGAGCTTATCTGCTGCAAGTGCTGCGGAAAGCGCAAGGTTAGCCGAAGGTTACAAGAATGTAGCTGAAACCGCTAAGAGTGATGCATCCCTTTATGCTGCCAACGCTAAGACCTCTGCTGATAATGCAGGTGCTAGTAAAGAAGCAGCTCAATCTGCTGCTACTACTGCTAGTAACTTTGCGTCTGATGCAAGAAACAGCGCAGGTGAAGCAAAGACCTACAAGGACAATGCAAAAACCTACATGGACAATGCTAAGAATTATAGTGAAAACGTCAATGTATTTGTGCCTAGTGTGTCTACGGAGGGTGTTTTAAGTTGGACAAATAAAGCTGGATTGACTAATCCTGCTAGTGTGAACATCAAGGGTGCAAAAGGTGATACAGGTACTGCTGCGTCTATCACGATTGGTAGCGTGACTACAGGGGCAGCAGGTAGTAATGCAAGCGTTACCAATAGTGGTACTGCTAGTAATGCTGTGTTGAACTTTATGTTGCCCAGAGGTAAAGATGGCAAAGATGGTGGCATTACTGTTGATGCAGCACTTAGCGATACCTCTATCAACCCTGTGCAGAATAAAGTTGTAAAAGCTGCTATTGATTCCGTTGCTGCTAGTGTGCCTACTAAAGTATCTGACCTGCCAAACGATGCAGGTTATTTGACACAGCATCAATCGCTTGCTGATTACGCTAAAACGTCGGTGGCTAACACTTGGACAGCAGCGCAGACGTTAAACTTTTTGTCGGTATATTACGAAAAGTATCCTATATACATCGTAACAGGTACGAATGATACGCCGATTATATCTGCAATGATGTATGAGGCAACTACTAATTTCACACTTGATTTAGGTGCTTTGGCAATGAAAGTTGATAAGTCACAAATCTCTGTATTTAGTGCGTACTTTACAGCGGATGCAGACTATGCATTGACTATCACTAACTGTGGAACTGTTAAGTATATAGGGTCTGCATCTGATGTAGCTATTACAAGCTCCGGTTTGCTTTTAAACATTATGATGGTAAAAGATGCCAGCAATAATCTGACCAGCATTGTGCAAGCATCTAAGTTATCGTGAGGTGGTAATATGGGCTTAAACAGAATGATGATGAAAAATGGTGGAGTAAAGGTTGAAGATGGTAGCAAGAATTGGACTTATGATGAAGCAAATAATAAAACAATAGCTTTTACTGTTCCACCGGGGATTAAAAGAATCAAAGTGGTTGCAGTAGTTGATTCGGCTGAAGGTGACCCGCAAGATTCTAATTATGCTTCTATAGAAAATAAAATGACTAATAAAACATGGGGCGAAGGTTTCTCAGACTCTGATGAAGAAGGAGAACTCCAGGAGCATCAAGATATTGATTCCATTGTAGGCGTAACGCCAAACAAAACTTATACATTGCTGTTTAATTGCTATTATACAAGTGGTGTAACTTTTTCATGGGGTAAAGCAATAAATGATATGACACCTACAGTTGAAGATTATTAAGTAAAGGAGGACAAAATGCAAACAAAATATAAATACAAAGACAAAACCTATTCTAGCATTTACCCACTTTCAGAAGCCTTAGGACATGAAGGTATCTTTATACCTCTCTCTATCTCTGAGGAAGCCTTGGCAGAATTAAATGTTACTGTTACGCATGAGGAAGAACCTTTAGAAGTTATTAAGCAACGTAAGATTACAGAGCTTAAATATCAGCGTGATAAAGCAGAGGTAGAGCCGATTAAATATGGCGAACATGCTTATGATTACGATAGCAAGGCGAGGGATAGAATCAGCGCAGCTATTATCGCACTGGAACTGCAAGGCGAAGGAGCCACAATAGAGTGGACTACGGCAGATAATGCCGACACGCCAGTGACGGCTAACGATTTAAAGATGATTATTGCTGCCGTTGCAGTACGCTCAAACACATTGCACACTGCATATCGTGTAGCAAAAGGAAAAGTTGAGGCAGCGACTACAGCGGCAGAAGCGGACGCTGTGACGCTTGAATTTTAATTATAGGGGTGTAGCAGATGATAGAACAATCTTTAGATGCGGCGTTGAACTCCGTGATTAACGTTGTGTTCGGTGGCGTAATAACGCTGCTAATTACCATGTACCGTCAAAAGAAGAAGGAAAATGACGCACTAAAAGCAGGCTTACAAGCGTTGCTCCGCGACAGAATAATCCAGGCTTATAATCACTATGTCCAGGATAAAGGCTGGATACCAATCTACGCTAAAGAAAGCATTGACGCCTGCTACCGGAGTTACGAGGCTCTGGGCGATAATGGCGTGATTGACAATTTGATGGAGCAGATTAACGAGCTGCAGAACTATCCGCCAAAGAATCGAGGTGATGAAAATGCGTAAATTGATTAACATGTTAAAGAAGAACGATAACGCTTATAGCGTGGGTAGAATCTGCGCTGTTATAGGTTTTATTGTCTGGGTATTGGTTACTTTATGGCTTGCTTTTTTTGCCAAAACCTGGAGCGGCTACGAGAGTTGTACGCTGGGCATGGTAGCGTTGCTGCTTGTGCAGCTGGGCAACAAGGCCATTGAGACGAGAGCTTTTAAAATTTCAAGTGAAGAAGTTAACAAAACAACTGAAATGTGAAATCAAGAAGTGAAATTAAAGGAGGAATAAACGATGATTATTACAGGTATGGCACATTTTGAATCCGTATGTAAAAACAAATTAGTTGAATGGTACAACCATAATAGCAAAGAGCAAATTACGCTTGAGAATGTGTTTGTGGTTTGGGCGTGCAAGACGTTGCAGAACTACAAGGCGTTGTTATCAACGACCGTTAGCGGTGACGGTATTTATGCTGAGTATACATACAACGGCGACAAGCAAGAAATGTATGAGGATGTATACAAAAAAGCTTCTAACCGCTGCTTAAAAAGTGAGTGAGGTGATAGTTATGGACTGGAGCAAAAGTCTTGCAAGAGAAATTGCAAAAGGATTGATTAACACCGGCATTGAAGGCGGTTATGACAGCGTAGCAAAGTCTACCGCCTACGCTTATCCGTCAATCGGTGTCAGCCAATGGGAGGGCAACAGAGCCGATGAGCTTTTGAGAGCTATTCCCGGCGGCGAAGACTTTGTCGGCAGAACCTATGTTGATATTAAGGCAAGCGGCGAACTGCCGATGCTGAAAGAACTTTTAAGAAGCGAAGCAGGACAGCAGGCACAGTTGGAACAATTATCACGTGACTGCCTGCAATACGTCGACGTGCTGCAGCAGGTGCCGACGTTGGACGATACACGCTGCCTTATTTATGCTGGTATGTGGTGCCCAACTAGCACTTATGTTGTAAAGCGTTTTTTAGAGAATCGTTTTGAGCGCGTCAACCTGCGTAGTCTGGAGGCACTTTACAAACTGTTTAAGAATTACTATTGGATTGCTGCTGATGTTGGTGAGATGTATAGAGCAGGTTATGCCAATAGAGCACGTATTACTTATGAGTATGTTGCCGGCATTGATTTGACAACACCATACGGCATACCTGCTTATGGCTATGCTGGCAATGGAAGATAAGGAGGTGAAATCATGGAAGAATTAAAAGCTTTTGTTGCTGACAAGAAATTTTTAGTAGGCCTTGTTTTAGGCTTTGCTCTTGGCGCGCTGCACCATTATTTCGGATTATAACAAACTACCAGGCACATAATAACAATCTTCTACAAGAAGGCGCAAATTGCGCAAAAACACTTCGCCTATGAGCGTTTTAAAATTAGTGCCGCTTATGATTTATCCTGCGGCGAGCTAAAGCCGCTTGTAGGCGAAGTTTGTGCGTCTGATGCGATTTATAATGTTTTGCAAATGCAGGTATTTATATGAGGTAATAATGAAAGATGAAACAAGACGTAAGATTGATAAAGCTGTTAAGATTAGTCTTATTGTTGCTGGTCTTTTGCTTATCTGTAATGACGTGTACTGGCGTTGGCACGGCGGAAGCGGCACCCAAGCAGATAACAATGTCAATCGCACAGTGGAATCAATTCAAAAATCAAACGAATCTGCTGGAAGCGAAGTTGAATCTGCTGGACGAGAAGTTGAAGCAGCAGAAGAACACGTCAACAGAACTGCTGACGCAATTAAGCGAAGCGAAGAAGCAGCTCGCTTTAACGCAAGAAATGCTGATGAGCTCCAGGCGCTCATTAGTGAATGCAAAGGAATCGTTGAGAATCAGCGAGAACTTATACGAGAAGTTGAAGCTGCAAATGGAATCGGAGCGCCAGAAGGCAAAGAGGGTTAAGCGCCAGCGGAACTTATATGCTGGTTGCGTAATCTTTATTCTTGCCTATGCAGCTGCAAAATGATTTTTATGGTGGTGGAATGATGGAAGAAAAGGAACAATTACCGGCAGGCATTATTACAATGCTGCTGACTGGCTATGTCGATACTATTGCTTTTCAAAGAAAACTTATTTGCGCCGCCCTTGTAGGGTGGGCAATTACAACTATTGCTTTTATCGTGACAAGTAGGTGATACAAAATGAATATACAGCTGAAGAACACGCGCGACTGGTTGCAAACATCAACGCGACGTTCTTTCAGCGCGGTATTAGAAGAAGCGAAAATAACACCACGGCAGGTAGAAATTTGCGAGTTGAAATTTGTAAAAGGCTTGACCAATTATCAAATTGCAGCGGAGCTGAATGTATCTGTTAAAACGGTAGATAAGGAATTGAATACTGCGTACAAGCAAATAACAAATGTATTATCATTCCTTTAAATGCAGGAGCCGCCTTTTAGGGCGGTTCTTTTTTTGTGGGGAATTTGTAGGGATTGTTTTGCTAAAAATCAGTTAAACTATAAGTGAGGTGATAAGTATGTACGGACAATATAACCCTTATATGGGCGCAACACCGCAGATGCAGCAACGGCTGAATTATTTGCAGCAACAACAGCAGCAGATGTACCAACCAACCATGCAGCAGCCTATGCCTATGGCATTAAAAGGCAGAATTGTTACCGGCATGGATGAAGCAAAGGCAGCTCAAATTGACCTGGACGGAACGAGCACCTTCTTCCCGTGTCCTGCGGAAGGTAAGATTTATGAAAAACTTATAGGCTTGGACGGCTTACCAATTTTCAGAGTATACCAAATTAACAATTCGCAGAAGCAGCCTGCATATGCTGAACAAAATATTGTAGATAGATTAGTAGAACGTGTGGACAGATTGGAAAAGCAGATTGGAGGAATGAACCATGAACCCGATGCAGATAATGGCAATGTTACAGAACAGCGGTAATCCTATGATGATGCTTACACAATTAGCACAGCAGAATCCTATGATGAGCCGTGCTATGCAAATGGGGCAAGGAAAGAATGAAATGCAGTTAAAAGAAACTGTACGTAACCTTGCAAGGCAACGCGGCATGAGTGACGAACAGTTTACTCAGTTTTTAAGTCAATTCGGTTTAAAGCTCTAATAGCGCGCAATGAGCTTTACATATAATTCCTGGAGGTGAAATTTTATCATGGAAGGTGCAAACATTGTTCCGGTAATGGACATGAATCGAAACAACAATTACGGTGACTGCTGGGGCGGCGGTATGTGGTTTATGTGGATTATTGTCCTGTTTGCTCTTATGGGCGGCTGGGGCGGTAATTGGAACAACCGCGGCAATATGGGTGCAGAAATTTTCGCTAATGGCAGTATGACGCGCGACCAAATCGCAGACCAATTTTCTATGCAGGATATTAAAGAAGGTATTCGTGGCGTTCAGAACGGCTTGTGTGATGGCTTCTACGCTCAGAACAGCACTATGCTGAATGGTTTTAACGGTGTGCAACGTGACATTATGCAGACCGGTTATCAGTTAGGCAGTCAGCTTTCCGAAAATCGTTTTGCTCAACAGCAATGCTGCTGCGAGACGAATCGAAATATTGACGCAGTGCGCTATGAGAACGCGCGTAATACCTGCGATATTGTCAACGCGGTAAAAGAGGACGGCGAAAAGACCAGAGCAGTTCTGATTGCCAACCAAATCCAAGACCTGCGCGACAAGCTGGCAGACCGAGACCGCGACTTGCAGACCGCTAACTTCCAATTAAGTCAACAGGCTCAGAACGCTAACCTTATCGGCGCGCTGAGACCTTATCCACAACCTGCTTATATTACGAACAGCCCATATCAGAGTATCGCTGCTAACGTAGCTGGTGCTTGTGGCTGTGCATATAACGCAAACTAAAATAATAATTTATGTGCATTAACTGCACTGCAAGGGACGGTGCAAGCCGTCCCTATTGCTTTAACTAAAGAGGTGAAAACAAATGATTTGCAATCAGAAATCTGCATTAACAACTGTTGCAACGGCGGCGCAGACTGTAACAGCGAACGGCTTTGTCGGCTTCCCGATTAACAATCTTCTGACCGGTGTATCTATTAAGCATCCGGCAGGAAGTACAAGCGTTAACCTTATCCAGGGGCTTTACCTTGTGACTTTGAATGCTGATATTACGCCGACTGCGGCAGGTGATATTGGTTTACAGCTTCTTCGTAATGGCGTAGCTGTACCGGGAGCAGAAGCAACAGTGACAGGTGCAACAGGCGATACTTATAATATTTCCTTTGCTACATTGCTTAGAGTATTACCTAGCTGCTGCGTGATTGATAACAATGCTGCATTGCAGGTGCAGGCTACGGCAGCAGGCACTATCAGCAATGCTTCCTTGAGCGTTGTAAAAATGGCGTAAGGAGGTGACGTTATGCACAAACTAAAGAAATATTGGGAGCAGGTAAGCGCCGACCCAGTAAAGATAGAAGAGATGGAAGAAATAGTTTGTGAAGCGTTAGAAGAAGTGCGTGGCCGTTGCCCTCGGTTATTTTGGGATACTGCATATAAACTGCATTGTGTAGCTTATGGCCCGCATTTTGACGAGCATTTAGCAAAGAAAGCTGTTGCCGGGATGAAGAATGTTGATGGCACGTGTGGTGAGCATTGGACATATGAGCAGACAAGTCAGCTTGCAGACCAGCAAGGCATAACACAAAAAGCTGATTGGTACTATGTCATGAATATGCTCTACTCCGACTACTCCGAGATTTACGGCAGCGACATCAATATGTATATCCGTGTAGCAAAAGCCTATATGCGCGACCCTGACGCACCGGAAGGCAAGGTGTTTGACTTGTGGCTTGCGCAGATGGAAGCCTAACTGTAAGCCTTAAAGCGATATGAGCACATATAAAGTACATATAGTATGTAACAGGTATGTAACAAATAGCGTAAATAATGGCTTGAAATAAGGGTATTCAATTTACCAAACGTTAAT